TTTTACATTACCTGTATCATATAACTCTACATTAGTTCCATCAATTTTTGTTGATGAATATGGTTTTACTTGAGCTGTGTGAGTTTCACCGTCAACAGAAATAATTAAATCAACACCCTTAAAGGCATCGACTTTTTGTCCGTGACCGCCAACTTTTTCCATTTTAGCTCTACCTTCAAAATAATCTTCAACTTTTTTTAGTACGTTGTCTTCAGATTTTTGTCCTCTATCCCATAATTTTTTTAATACCTTTATAATGTTGATAAAATCTTCATTATGTTTTGTAAAAATATCTGACTTAAAATGGTCTAAAGCGTTGATAAACCTTGATACTTCTTTTGGTGTTCTATTTTCAGATTTACTGAAATCAAATAGTTTATCTTGTCTACCAATCTTTTCAATTTGTCTATTAACTGCTTTACCTATAAGGCAAAATGCGTTGAAGTTTGTATTCAAGTTATTTAATAACGACCTCCCTTCTTTGGATTCGACACCATAAAATCCTGACATTTCTTTACTTGTGCTATCCACCCAAAAATGATGGAAAACTTTTTTTAATACTTCAGTTATACCATCTTGATAAATCCTTTTTATTTTTGGATTGTTAATTAATTCTTTATAAAAAAGAACTTCTTTCGCGTCACAAAATTTGGCATCTATAGATTCTGTTAATAAACCACTTAATTCAAGAGATTCAGTTAATTTTGTTTCAGTTCTCATTTCATATAATTTTGAAACAAAATCCCAATTCACAACTTTCCAAAAGTTTAAGATATATTCATCTCTCTTGTTTCTGTATTTCAAATAATAAGCATGTTCCCAAAGGTCCAAACCTAATAAAGGAAACCCCCCACCTTCAATCACATTCATTAACGGATTGTCTTGGTTTGGCGTAGACATAATCTTCAAAGTATTCTTTGCTGTTAATACTAACCATACCCATCCTGAACCAAATCTGTCTTTGGCAACTGCATCAAATTTCTTTTTGAATGAGGTAAGACTTCCGAATTGTTTTGTAATTTTCTTGTAAAGTTCTCCTTCAAGTTTCTTTGGTGTTGGAGTCAACATGTTCCAAAACAATGCGTGATTAAATGCGCCACCTGCGTTGTTTCTGATTGTTTTGTCGTAACGACTTATGTTCTTGATGATTTGTTCTAACTCTAAATCTCCGTATTTCTTTTTTGAGAGTGCATCATTTAATTTGTCCACGTACCCTTTATAATGTTTGTTATAATGAAAGTTCATCGTTTCGGAGTCAATGAACTGTTTGAGGGCTGAGTAAGAATAAGGTAACTTTTCTATTCCTATTTTCTTCATTTCTGTAATCAACAACTCTGTTTCTTTGTTAACGTGGTTTTCGTGTATTTGTGTTTCAAGTTGTTGGATTTTTTCTTCTACTTTCTTCATAGTTTAGGATTATCCATTTCATATAAATAATCCAATATTGTTTTAACGACGCAATTCGTGAATTCTTTTTAATATTTCCTCTGCTGCGTCTACTGTGTTTTGGTTATCACCTAAGACTGTTGAGATAACTTGTTTTTTATTTGCAAGTATGTCGTAGATGACTCCTTCGATTGTATTTTCAAAGATGGGGTAATAAACTAGTACGTTATTTTTTTGACCGTATCTATAAGCTCGGTCTTCTGCTTGTGCGTGGTCTGATGGTAAAAATGACAAATCATTCATAATAACCGCCTCACCAGCAGTTAATGTTAAACCAACTCCCGCAGCTTTGATATTTCCAACGAAAACTCTAATCTTTTCGTTTTCTTGGAATCCGTCAACACTATTTTGTCTTTCAGGTTTGGACATTGAACCATCAACCTTAACGGCAGTTTTACCAAAGTGTTCACATATTTTGTTAAGCGAATTTGTAAAATTGCAAAAGATTATTACCTTCTTGCCTTGTTCTATGATGTTCTCGGCAAGTTCTATTGTCTGAGCAATTTTCTCATCAGCAATGATTTGTCTAACCTTTGTTAGTTTTGTGAATTGAACTGTAAGCGATTTAGATTCCTCAGGATTCTTTTCATACCAATTGTAGTATTCACCCATTACCTCCTCATATTCGTTGGACTTTAATCTTAAGTAGACTGGTGTGATAATTTTGTCTGGAAGGTCTAAAACGTCTTCTTTTAACCTTCTAAGGGTAAGCCCTATAGTCCTATCCCTAAGTTCTTCCAAATTGGATGCTCCCATAACATTCCACACTTTTCTTGGACCAACTTTAAATTGGTATCCTTGGCAATATCTTATAACATAAGCCATCCAGTTTTTGGCAACAGGAGAATCAATTAGGCTTAATAAATTAAAATAATCAATTGGACGGGAAGTCATGGGAGTTCCAGTTAATAACCATAAACGGTCAACTTTCTTTACAATATCGTTAATTAGTTTTGTACGTTGGGCTTGAGCATTTTTGATATAGTGTGCTTCATCAATGATAACCAAATCAAAATTGGAAGTAAGAATTTGCGATTCATCTTTCTTTTTAGGGTCATGGAAATTTTTTATAATGTCGTAGTTTATAATAACAAAGTCGTGTTCAGTTGAAAATTGTTTTCCTTCTGCAATAAAGATTGGTCTATTTGAATAATTTTCAATCTCTCTTTTCCAGTTAATTTTCAAAGTCGCAGGACAAATGATTAAGATTTTTTTTGCGCCAGCTTCAAGAGCTGCGATTATTGTTGATGTGGTTTTACCAAGACCCATATCATCAGCCAAGATAAACTTTTTGTTCTCAACAAGTTTTTGTACCGCTTCTTTCTGATGTGATAATGGAGGACGCTTGGAATATTTTTCATAATCAATAACCACGTCTTTTACTGTATTATCTTTTATGATTGACGCCTTGGGTAACCAAAAATCATGAAGTTCTTGGTTTTCATTTATCTTACCCCAAATATGAAACGCTTTTTCTTTTTCAGCCAATAGTTTTTCTACCCATACCTTTTCAGGGATTACGGTAAGTAATCTATCATCTGCAAGTTTCTGAGCAAAATAAGCATCAAGAATAACCCACTTCTTCGCAACCTTTGGTTGTTTGTCGTGATTGTTAATTATGTATTCAGCTTGACTCCTTGTTGGGTAAAACTTCTTATTGAGTTGAGATTTTCTCTTTAACTCTAAAAGGTAGTTGTTTCCCCCTTCGTAGGTTTCTAATAATGTTAATGACTTCGATTCTATTGATACTTCCATCGATGGAAAAAATATTTGAGTTAAATATAGTTATAATTAAAGTATTTATCAATATGGAAAAATTAGTACCAATTACAAGGTTAGGTAAGTTTTTTGGTGGTGAGGATTATTCACTTGATATTGGAATGGGTGAGGAGTGGTTAATAGGTGATATGAATTTCACTATTGTATTATATCGTATTGATAGACAAAAGACAAAAACTGATGGTGTATACGGTGAAGTTTTAGAAGACGGTATACAATTTTTAGCACCTGTTGAACTTAAGGGTTTGGTTCAAATTATGGCGCCAACTAATAAATTATTAGGTAGTTCCAAAATTAAACAAGATGAACCAGGTAACATGAAGTTTTCTATTTATCAAAAAACTCTTGATGATATGCAAGTTAATATTTTTATGGGTGACTATATTGGATATTATGAAACTGAAGATAGAGTTAGATACTACACAATCATAGACGATGGGATTGTTAAGTCTGATAATAAACACACTTACGCTGGCTACAAACCTTTTTATAGGACAGTTACCGCAACATACGTAAGTGAAAATGAATTTAGAGGAATATAATGCCGTTACCAAGACAAGTTAAACCAACATTACCTTTAGTCCCTAAAAAAGTATTATCTGCTCGTAGGGAACAATTATTGGAATACATCAATAAAGATGGAACTTATTTACCTAAGTCAGTTTTGCACGCCGATTTAGATAGAGGTATGTTAGATTTTGTTAAGGGTGACTTACAAGTGGTTAGTGCGGGTAGTATTGTTCCTATGGTGGATATTATTATTACAAGTCAGAACTGGTCTCAATATGTTGAAACCGCAATGTTCACTAACTTGGATAATAACCCCGAACCTCCATTCATTACGGTAGTTAGACAACCTGAAGTTAAGTTTGGTACAAATCCAGCACTTCTTTATACAATACCTAATAGAAAACAATTTTATTATGCTTCGGTTCCAACTTGGAATGGAAATGAACAAGGTATGGATATCTACACTATTCCACAACCAGTTCCTGTTGATATCAACTATTCAGTTAAAATTATTTGTAACAGAATGAGAGAATTGAATCAGTTGAATAAAGTTGTGATGCAAAAGTTTTCTTCAAGACAAGCCTACACGTTTATTAAAGGACAATATGTTCCAATTATCTTAAACAATATTGCCGACGAGTCTCAAATGCAAATTGAGAACAGAAAATATTTTATTCAGAATTATGACTTCACGATGTTGGGGTACTTAATTGATGAAGAAGAGTTTCAAGTTAAACCAGCAATTTCTAGAGTTGCTCAAATCTTTGAACTTGATGTTAGTAGTTTTAGACAAAAGAAAAGAAGGGAGCCCGAAAATCCCGACAGTTTTCTTTCAAATATTTTATTTGTTGCGGGAACTAATATTTTAAGTGAAAGAATTGATTTTACGGCTGACTTATCTTTTGTTAATTCTAATAATGTTGATACATACGAAGTCTACATCAACGATGATTATTATGGTAGCGATGCTCAAAGAATTCAAATAACAACTAACGATGTTTTAAGAATTGAAGTTGTTAAGAATGACAATACCAAAGATGCCAATATTGAGTTTGAAGATAAATTAGTTTAATCACCATAGATATCTTTCTTCTCTTTACATTTTTCAATTATCAAATTCTCAATAAACTTATAAATTTTAATACCTCTTTTATCACAATACTTTTTCAGTATATCGTGTGATTCAGGTGATATTTTTAGATTCTTTATTTCTTTCTTTGTTTTCATGGTAGAAAAAAGGCAGAATTAATTCATACCGTTTACAAATACATATCCAAAAGTCAAGTTTTTTGTGTTAGTAATGAATATTTATCATTAAAATAAATCTGCACAAGAATTAATTAATAATGGCAACAGCACAAGCAAATCAAAAAGTATTCGTATCACCTGGCGTATACACTTCTGAAACGGACTTATCGTTCGTAGCTCAGAGCGTAGGTGTAACGACATTAGGTTTAGTTGGTGAGACAATAAAAGGTCCAGCCTTCGAACCTGTTTTTATAACAAATTACGACGAATTCCAAGCCTACTTTGGTGGGACAGAACCTGTTAAATTTGTGAATACACAAATCCCAAAATATGAGGCTGCGTACATCGCAAAATCTTATTTACAACAATCGAACCAATTATTCGTAACAAGAGTATTAGGTTTATCAGGTTATGATGCTGGTCCATCATGGAGCATTAGAGTAACATCTAACGTAGACCCAACAACTATTGATGTTGATACATCAGGTTTAACATTTACTATTGATTTCAGTGGTAATGCGACTGATGGAACTTTTCAATTCACGTCATCGAATGCTGTATTCACAACTTATATTCAACCAAATTTAAATGTACAATATGTGTTAAGTGATGGAAGTACATCGACATTATTTAATGATTTTCAAAATAGTACAAGTTTTGTTTATAACACACCAACATTATCTGCAACAACTGCATATGTGTATGGTGCAATCCCTAGTTCAGATTATTGGATGTTAACATCTGAATATAATACAGTTGTTAATGAATATCTTTGTGATACACTTAACTTAGATACTAACGATTTAAGTTCTAATAGCAATGACCCTTGGTATTATGCTAATTTTAGTAACTATATGGATAACAATTATTCAGGTTATTCTTTTTACTATGAAATTATCAATTATGCAACAGGGGCGACAGGAGAGTATACAGGTACTTTAACAGGTAATGTTAATAGCTTTATGGGCTCAGCATATCCTGAATTTAATAACATGGTTATCGCTACACTTCGTTCGAGAGGTATTTCATTATATGATAACAGTGTTGATAGTATGAATCATGGTCCTATTTACCAAGTAAGTGGATTAACTGATTTACAAATGGTATGTAGTGGTCAATACTCAGGTATTACTAAATCACCATACGCACATTTCTTATTATCAGGCGTTACTATTGAAGGTAATAATTTTTCTCTTGAAGCTTCATTAGGAGCTGCGGATTCAAAATACATAACAAAAGTATTAGGTGTTGATAATTTTGGTAAATCAAGATATGAGGTTCCTGTGTTTGTTGAAGAAATTTATCCAGGTTCTTTAAATTATGCATTTAACCAAGGTTATATTAAAGGATTAAATTGTGAGTTGATTGCATTACCTGACGCTAGAAGTCAAAGTAGTTCTTCAATTGCTTGGAATTTAGAAAAATATCAATCACCTGAAACACCATTTTTGGTTTCAGAATTAAGAGGTAATAAAGTTTATAATTTATTTAAGTTCATTTCAATTTCTGATGGAGATTCTGCAAATTATGAAATTAAAATTTCAATTGCAAACTTATCGTTTAATAATATGAGTTTTGATGTTTTAGTTAGAAACTTCTATGATACAGATGCAAATCCAGTTGTCATTGAAAAATTCACAAATTGTAATATGGACCCAGCTTCTAACAACTACGTTGCAAAGAAAATTGGTACTTCAAATGGTGAGTTTGCGCTTCTTTCAAAATACGTTATGTTAGAAATGGCAGATAACGCTCCTGTGGATTCAATCCCATGTGGTTTTTATGGTTACATCCAAAGACAATATGCAAATACGTCTAACCCAGCACCTTATCCTAAATTTAAAACAAAATATTACTACCCAGGTGAAGTAATTGCTGACCCTCCATTCGGAAGTCCTTATGGTGGAACAAACGCAGTTGAGTCTCCTGGTAATATCGTAAGAAGAGCTTACTTAGGATTTTCTACTGAATATGGTATTGATGAATCATTCTTAGATTATAAAGGAAAACAAAATCCACAACAAGCTTGGGCAACAGCAACTGACTCAATGCCTTGGAACGTTTTATCTAAAGGTTTCCATATGGACTCAGGAGCAACTGTTGTAACAATCGGTAACTATTATGATACAAGTGGTGAAACAGCATTTGAGTGTGGTGTAGCAGATTTTAGAACAGACCCAGCAACACAAGAAAATCCTTACTATTTTATTTACTCAAGAAAGTACACAGTATGTTTCGCAGGTGGATTTGACGGATGGGATATCTATAGAGAATATAGAACTAACGAAGATAGATTCCAATTAGGTGCATCAGGTTATTTAGCTGGAGCTGCCGCTTCAGTAAGATACCCAACAGCAACAGGTGACGGATTGTTCAAAAGAATTGTTGTTCAAAACAATACTCAAGACTTTGCAAACACCGACTACTACGCTTACTTACTTGGTATCTTAACATTCGCTAACCCTGAAGCAACAAACATTAACGTGTTTGCGACAGGTGGTATTGATTATGTTTACAATTCTAACTTAGTAGAAGAAACAATTCAAATGATACAATATTCAAGAGCTGACTCTGTGTATATCACAACAACTCCTGACTACAACATGTACTTACCAGATTCTACTGACCCTCAAGCAATTATCTATCCTCAAGAAGCGGTTGATAACCTTGATAATACAGGAATCGATTCTAACTATACAGCTACTTATTATCCTTGGATTTTAACAAGAGATACAGTAAATAATACACAAATCTACTTACCTCCAACAGGTGAAGTTTGTAGAAACTTAGCGTTGACTGATAACATTGCATTCCCTTGGTTCGCATCAGCGGGTTACACAAGAGGTCTTGTAAATTCAATCAAAGCTAGAGTTAAGTTGACTCAAGAAGATAGAGATACTCTTTATCAAGGTAGAATCAACCCAATCGCAACATTCTCAGACGTTGGTACAGTAATTTGGGGTAACAAAACTTTACAAGTTGCTGACACAGCTCTTAACAGATTGAATGTTAGAAGATTGTTATTACAAGCTCGTAAGTTAATTTCAGCGGTAGCGATTAGATTGTTATTTGAACAAAACGACCAAATCGTTAGACAACAATTCTTGGATAGTGTTAACCCTATCTTAGATGGTATCAGAAGAGACAGAGGTCTTTATGATTTCCGTGTAACAGTATCATCTTCACCAGAAGATTTAGATGCAAACAGACTTACAGGTAAAATATACCTTAAACCAACTAAAGCGCTTGAATTTATTGATATCGAATTCTTTATCACTCCAACAGGTGCTTCATTTGAAAATATATAACAAAATGGGGGGTTAATTACCCCCTGTTTTTAGCCAATAATGAAAAGAAAAATTAACGAGGGTTTTAAAGACGAACAAACACCAGATTTAAAATATTATGCGTTCGATTGGGACGATAATATTGTTCACATGCCTACAAAAATTATTTTGAAAGATGATAATGATGAAGAAGTGCCAATGAGTACTGATGATTTTGCGGAATACAGAAGTCAAATTGGTAAACATGATTTTGATTATAATGGTCACACTATTGTAGGATTTGGTAACGACCCTTTTAGAAACTTTAGAACTGAAGGAGATAAAAATTTTATAGTTGATTCTATGAAAGCAAAACCAGGACCTGCGTTCAAAGACTTTAAAGAGGCTATTAACAACGGTTCTATTTTTTCAATTATTACTGCAAGAGGTCATAATCCGAACACACTGAAAGAAGCAATTTACAATTATATTATAAATGATTTCAATGGTATTAGTAAAGATAAGTTAGTTAAAAATTTAAAGAAATATAGGTCATTTGTAGGAGAGGATGAAATGTCTGATGATGAATTAATCAGAAGTTATTTAGCCCTTAACAAATATCACCCTGTTTCTTTTGGAGACGAAAAAGGTGCTGCTAATCCTGAAGAAGCAAAAGTTCGTGCAATGGACGAATTTGTGGATTATATAAAAGGAATGGCTGCGGTCCTAAATAAAAGAGCATGGTTAAAAAAAGATATTAGTAATAATTTCATACCAGATATGCCAACAATTGGTTTTTCAGACGATGACCCTAAAAACGTAGAAGTAATGAAAAAACATTTTAATAATAAACCAGATAATATAGTTAAGACTTATTCTACTTCTGGAGGAATTAAAAAGGAAGTTAAATAAGAATATTCTTTTTAATTAATAAAGTAAAGAGAAATATTTTTCAACACACTATATTTATATGATATAAACAAAGAAACAAAAATTTAATAATATGGCTGATTTACTGATGAAAATGCCGATACCTTACGAGCCGAAACGTCAAAACCGATTCATTTTAAGGTTTCCATCTAGCTTAGGGATTAACGAGTGGTTTGTAGAAAGTACTGCTAGACCACACATCCAAATCAACGCAACAGAAATACCTTTCCTTAACACATCAACATATGTTGCAGGAAGATTTACGTGGCAAACTATCAACTGCGTATTTAGAGACCCAATTGGACCTTCAGCGGCTCAAGCTCTTATGGAGTGGGTTCGTCTATGTGCGGAATCGGTTACTGGTAGAATGGGATATGCTGCAGGTTATAAAAAAGATATTGACCTTGAGATGTTAGACCCAACAGGGGTTGTAGTTGAAAAATGGATTTTATATGGTACATTTATGACGGACGTAAACTTTAACTCATTAGCGTACAACACAGATGCTTTAGCAACAATTGCAACAACATTGAGAATGGACAGATGTGTATTGGTTTACTAATACTCTTTATAAAAAATTCAAAACAATTATATTTAACCGTAAGGACATAAACCTTACGGTTAATTTTTTTATATGGAAGACCAATCAAGAGAATACGGACAAAGAGATTTCACATTACCACACGATGTAGTACCCCTACCATCAGAAGGCATTTTTTACAAAAATAAAAAGAAATCAGTTAAAGTTGGTTATTTAACAGCCAACGATGAGAACACCTTAATGGGTGGTGTTGCAGATATTACTACAACATTATTAAGAAATAAAATTTATGAACCAGATTTAAGAGTAGAAGATATGTTAGAGGGGGATGTAGAATCAATTCTAATATTTTTGAGAAATACTTCATTTGGGCCAGAAATGGAAATAACTGTTACAGACCCCGCAACAAGAAAACCATTTCAAACCACTGTAGATTTAAGTCAACTAACAATCATTAAAGGGCAATTACCAAATGAAGATGGTACATTCACAATATCATTACCTAAATCACAAGTTTCCGCAAAAATTAAACCGTTAACTTATGGTGAGTTAATGGAAATACAAAGATTGGGGGATTCGTACCCTCAAGGTAGAGTAGTCCCAAAAGTAACATGGAGATTGAACAAACAGATTGTTGAATTAAATGGTACAATAGATAAAGCTGAAATTGCTAAGTTTGTAGAACAAATGCCGATTGCAGATTCAAAATATATAAAACAATTCATGGACGATAATGAACCAAAATTGGACATGAGAAAAACAGTAACGACCCCATCAGGAGATAGACTAACAGTTAACGTTGGTTTTGGGGCCGACTTTTTTCGTCCTTTCTTCTAATTATAGACAAGGACAAATAGATGAGTTTTACTATTTAAGTAAACTTATGAGTATTTCATATAGCGACTTTTTAGTAATGCCAGTTTTTATGAGAAAATATTTGTTGGACAAATGGATTGAAGATAATAAAAAGGACTGAAAAATCAGTCCTTTTGTATTTATATAAAAACAAGATTTAATAATGGCGGATAATAATCAATCCATAGGAGATTTTTTTTCTGAGTTAGGTGAAGCTTTTCATTTTAAAGATGGGAAGATAAACATGGCTGGATTTGTGGAAGATTTAGGTAGTGCGGTCTCATCGTTAACTTCATATTCAACAGAAATCAACAAAACGTTTGGTCAAACAAGACAAAGAATTACTGAGATTCAAACAACTCTTGCCGACACTTTACCTGGAATTACAAGATTGGGTGGTGGTATGAAAGATGTTCAGGAAACACTATCAAGTATTGCCGAAGAAAGTAATAGAAATGTACTTGCAACCACAACTCAAACTGAAAGATTATTTGCTGCAACAAAAGTTACAGGAGAATCTGCAAAAGTATTAGTTAAAGATTTTACAGATGTTGGAGTTGGGTTGACCCAAATGAATAGTCAAATTGAAAAAAGTGTAAATTATATTCAGAGTATTGGTGGTAACACACAACAAGTGTTTAAGATTGTTACCGCAAACATGGAGCAACTGAATCGTTATCAGTTTGATGGTGGTGTAGAAGGATTAACAAAGATGGCTGCTCAAGCATCAATGTTAAGATTCAACATGAATGAAACTTTCAGATTGGCTGATAGAGTTTTGAGTCCTGAAGGTGCTGTTGAAACCGCAGCAGCATTCCAAAGATTGGGACTTGCTGTTGGTGGATTGGGCGACCCATTCCAATTAATGAATCAGTCAATTAACGACCCATCAGGTCTTCAAGATAGTTTAGCCAACGTTGCAAAACAATTTACATACTTCGACGACAAAACAAAAACATTTAAGATTAATCCACAAGGTGTTTTAACTCTTAAAGAATTAGAAAAACAAACAGGTGTTAGTGCTAGTGAAATGTCCAAACTCGGACTGGCAGCAAAAGAGGCTGACCAAAGAATATCCGCAATTAATGCTGCTGGATTAAATGTTAAAGAAGAAGATAGAACATTACTTGCAAACATAGCAAGAATGGGTGATGGTGGTCAGTATGAAGTCGAGGTTAAAGATAAAGATGGTAAACAATATTATGAAAAATTAACAAATCTTACACAAGACCAATTAGATGCGACAATAAAGCAACAAAAAGACGGACCGAAGACTTTAGAGGATATCGCAAGGGCTCAAATGAATTATAGTGAAGTACTTGTGTCCGATGTCAAATCTATTAAAGATAAGGTGGTTTATGGTCTTGCGTCACCAAGAGCAGGATTAGAAGGATTAGAAGGTATCGGAAGATTAGTGACAAACGCTTTTAGTGGAGAATTATCCAAAGCGGGTAAAACTGATGATTATAGAAAGGTAACTGAAACTGCAATTGAAGACATTAAGGGTTTAGTTAAAGATGTACAAAGTGGTAAAGGTCTTGGAAACAGTCTTGCAAATCTTTTTGATAAGGTAAATGACCAATCTAAAACAATGGGTGCAGATTTCAAAAAAGGAATGGATAACGTCTTAGATAAAATTTACAACAAGATAGGTGATAAAACTTATGGTGAAACACTTACCAAGGATTTGATGGGACAATTAATGGGAAAAGATAATACAAAAGGTTCTGTGAAAACAAATGA